ATGACCAAGGTTCTGGACCGACTGACGGACACGATGGTCCGGAAGATGCTCCCGCCGCCGTCGGGCAATCGGATCACCTACGACAGCGAGGTGAAAGGATTCGGCGTGCGAATCACCGCGGCTGGCGCCCGCTCCTTCATCCTCAATTACCGGGTGGCCGGGCGGGAGCGGCGGTACACCATCGGTTCGTTCCCCGACTGGTCCGTCACCTCCGCCCGCGATGAAGCGAAGGCACTGAAGAAGCGCATCGACCGCGGGGAAGATCCGTTGCAAGAGCGGGAGGACGCACGGGCCGCTCCCACCGTTGCCGAGCTGGTCCAGAAGTTCAAGGAGGACTACCTTCCCCGTCGGCGACCTGCCACCCAGCGGGACTATACCCGCTGGCTCGATCGCTTCGTGCTGCCCAAGCTGGGGCCGATGAAGGTCGCCGACGTTCAGCACGCCGACGTCGACGGCATCCACCGCGCGATCAGCAGGAACACCCCGATCCAGGCGAACCGGGTGGTGGCGGTCATGTCCAAGATGTTCGCTCTGGCGGTGAAGTGGGGCATGCGCCCCGACAACCCCGTGAAGGGAATAGAGCGCAACGGCGAGGAGAGGCGTCAACGGTACCTCTCCCCTGATGAAATCGCCCATGTCTGCGCAGCGCTCGCCGCCAGCAAGGAGCAATCAAGCGCGAACGCCATTCGCCTGCTGATGCTGACCGGCGCCCGGCGGATGGAAGTCCTGGCCGCGACCTGGAACATGTTCGACCTGCAGGCCGGTCTATGGATCAAGCCCAGCGCCCACACGAAGCAGAAGAAGGAGCACCGGGTTCCGCTCTCCGCCGCTGCCCTGTCTCTGCTGACCAGCATGCGGGATGCAGCGGAGAAGAAGGCGGGAGACGGCGACGTCGTACCGTACCTCTTCCCGGCCCGCACGGGAGAGGAAGGGCACCAAGGCGAGGTGCAGAACTATTGGGAGGCGATCCGCGAGAAGGCGACCGTCACCGTGTGGGCGGCTGCCCCGGACACCCTGCCCGGCCGGCTTGTGGCGGAACTGGCAGAGCGGACCAAGCGCAAGCCGAGCTATGCGGCGGTGAGGGCGCTGGCCGCTGAGCGCAAGGTGACACTGCCTGCCGGGCTGACGGATGCACGGGTGCACGACCTCCGGCACAGCTTCGCCAGCATCCTCGCCAGCGGCGGCGCCTCCCTCCCCCTCATAGGCGCCCTGCTCGGGCACACCCAAGCGTCGACCACTCACCGGTATGCCCACCTGTCTGACGATCCGCTCCGGGCCGCTGCCGAGCGCGTGGGCGCCTTGGTGACGGGGGCGGCCGGGGGGAAGTCGGCGGACGTGGTTCCGCTCCGGAAAACCAAAGCGTAGAGGTAGATGGCGACCATGGAAAAGTGGCCCACCAGCTTCTCCGAAGCGCGCGCACCGATTGATCGCGCCGAACTACACAAAATCCTCGACCGCCTACTAGATCTGCGAGATCGGACAAACCTCGAAACATGCACAGATCCCGGCGCGGTCCCGCTGCACCCTGATCAAGATGCTGGTGACCCGGCCAAAGGAAAGTACATCTGCGCCCTCGCCGCTGCATATCAGGCCAAATCCCTTTACATTGCTGCGGCGGGATGGGCAATCAACCAAATCGTCGGATCCGTTCTCTCGGGGGAGGAGACTGACAGCAATTCACATGATTGCGAAGCCGCCGGCAGCGATATGGCTCAATTCGGATATAGTTTAGCCGACGAAGATCCAACTACTGCAAGAAGTATTGTTTGTGAACTTCTCAAGGAGATGCCGATACCTGACAGCCTGGGATTTGCACTTCGGGACAGCCTATCGGCATTGAACGTGGGCGAGGTAATGCTACTTGCAAAGCCGAGCGCCAAGGGCAAGCATGGCAAGCCTTATACTTTAGCTGGATTGCGGCTTCGCGCTGTAGAGCATGCAAATTATTTGTACGGCAAGGGGTACAAACTAAAGTCGGCACATGAGATAGTGGCATCCGCATTTTGTGTTAGCCCAGATAATTTGAAGACGTGGACAAGTCGCCTTCTGCCAGAAATATTCGGGAGAAAGCACGTCAGTGACGCCATTGGCCGAGCACGAGATGCTGGCAAAGCTTTTTCCCGCCATCCGATCGGAGCCGGATTTGACGCAGTTGATGCAATACAACTCCTTTCGAATGAAGGCTTTTCTCTCACGATCGCTAGGATTTTCGAGAGAGAGAGCATCATTGATATTGGGAAAGAGTACAATGAAGCACTGCGGAAATGACTGCGCGGCGCAAATCGAGTAGTGGTTTGCACCCTGCCGGAGGTGCAAATCGTTCCCAGATTTGCACCTCGTTCCAGGTGCAGGATCGGGCCAAATAAGCAAACTGAAACCGAAGTATCTGGTTGGCATCCTGTGTCCGTCGGTGGCCGTAAACATGCGGCCGATTGCGAAGGACGGACACATGCAGACGATTGCGCCAGATATTCCCCCCCGCGCCGACACCATCCCGGGCATTGAGGGTGGTGTCCTCCGCGTCGGCGGGAGGGTCTATGTGACGGAGGAGCGGCTTGCCGCCGCGCTGGACGTCACCACACGCACGGTGCGCCGCTGGGATGCCCAACGCCTCACCCCGCCGAAGATCAAGTTGGGCCGGACGGTGCTGTTCGACTACACCGACCCGGCCGCATGGCTCGAGATGCACCGGCAGCACGGGGGGGCGGCGGCCCAGAAGCGGGGTGGCGGGGGCCGGCGGTGACGGAATCCCCTTCCCACCCAGAACGCTTCGCCCAGGTGCCCGCCCGCATCCTCGTTGATTCGAACCTCAGCCGCGACGCCCGCTGGCTGTTCTCCCTGCTGGCGACGCACGCCGACAAGAACGGCAAGCTCCACCGCTCTCTCGCGTCGATTGCCGCGGTGGAGGGGGTGTCCGTCAGGACGGTGGAACGGTGGAAGGCAGAGCTCGAGGCCGCCGGCTATCTGGTCACGATCCCCCGCCGCGGGAGGGCCAGCGAGTACGTGCTGGTCCGCGACATGGACTCGATGGACGAGGCGAAGCAGGTCAACGCGAAAATCAACGGCGCGCGGCGGCAGCGATGCTCCGAGGCCGGCAAGATCGGGGCTGCCCGCCGGGCCGAAAGTCGGGGCCACGCTGGGGGCAATAACGCCGCCGCACCCCCGACAGATTTGTCGCGGGCCCCCGACAATCCTGTCGCGAGTACCCCCGACAATCCTGTCGCTCCACCCGCGACAATCCTGTCGCCCATAACAGTACCAAGTAAACAGAACCAGGAAGAACATAATCATCACCAACATATTCCGCTTGCGTCGGCGCGTTCTGCGCCTGACCTCATCGACCTGACCGATCCGCCGTTCGGTGCGCCCGCGCCCGTCTTGCCGCTGAACAAGCCCAAGCCCCCACCGTCACCATCCGCCCCGCCGATCGCTGAACAGGCGCGAAGGAGGACGTCGCGATGAACAGCCGCCCCGCCGACACGGAGGTTGCTCAGGTGCACGAGCCCGCGCTCAGCTGGCCCGCCGCCCCCAAGGGCCGGTTGGTGATCGGATCGTTCCCCCTCGCCCGCCGCTTCGCTCCGCCTCGCCGTACACCTCGCCGCTCAGGCGCAGTGCAGCTCGAGCTGTTCACCGCCGACAAGCCGCCGGCCGGCTGAGCATGCCGGCTCGACCGGCGCGGCGCGCCCGACACGCCCGCGCAGTCCCGGCCTCACCAACTCCCTCGACCCGCAACGACATGACGGAGGCGCCGCATGGCTGCTGACAACCTCACCCTCATTGCCTCGCTGCCGAAGAACGCCACCACCGTGACCACGCTGGCGCGGGAGCTGGCGTCCATCATCACCGCCGACCTGGAGCCCATGCCCGACGCCGCCACGCTCGCTGCGCTACGAGCCGGTCTCGCTCGGCAGGTGGTCGCCGTCGGGCCCGCCGTCGCCGCGGCCGCGCTGAGCCGGATGAAGACCGCGCCCGGCCCGGTCGGGATCGATGCTCGCCGCGCCCGGTTCGGTGGCGTCGCCGCTGCGCTGGCATCCGACTTGGCAACCGCCAAGGAGACCGCCTGATGCTCACCACCCGCTCCGACATCATCGCCGCCGCGCTGGCGCCGCTGCTGACATCGTTCCGGCCGGTGCGCCGGAGTCGGATCGATGCTGCACTCGCCGCCGCAGGACACAACCCGGTCACCAATGCTGAGCTTGACGCGCTACTATGGCGCGTTACGGCGCCGCCTGTGACAGCCTTTACCACACCGTAGATGGAGGTTCTCGTGAAGCCTGATGAAATATGGACAGAACTCGCCCGCCGGGCCGTTTCGCCCGACGATACCCCGCAACGCAAAGCGGAACGCTGGATCGAGGCGGAACGGGCCGTCAAGGCGGCCGGGAGCCGCTATGCAGGCCCGGCCTGGGCATTGGTGAGGGACATGCGCGATGGGGACATGATCGCGGCCTTCAATGAACAGGTTCAGGCGTTCCGTGACCTCCCGTCGAGGGACAATGCGTCTGTGGGGGGCGCGCAGCCAGCGCAAAGGGTGCGGCAAAGCTCTTGGCGCGTCCGGCGGCCCCCTGGCCTGTAACTTGGAGCGAACGCGGGCGAGGTGGTCGGCAGTCACCCGCCCGCTCCCAACCCCACCGACGCCACCCACGTACTGCCGAGCCTAGGAATTCACGCCCTGGTTCCAGGGTCCTTCCGGGGGGTGCGACGTGGGGGGTGCCCCCGCCCCGGAGGTTCGCTAGGTGCGAAAGCCTTATGGGGGTTCCGGTTCCTATTTCCCGGTGGTATCGTTCCTAGATCGGGGGGCCGATGGCAACGCAAGCAGAACTCGCCGCGCACCTGGATCTGTCCGACCGCTCCATCCGGGAACTTCTCGACAAGGGCGTGTTGCCGAATGCTCGGCGCGGCGCGCTCGACCTCGACGCCTGCCGCGTGGCCTACCTGCGCCACCTTCGTGAGATCGCCGCCGGCCGCGCCACCGGCCCGAGCGGTGACGAACTGACGTCCGAGCGTGCGCGGCTGGCCCGCGAGCAAGCCGACGGCGTGGCGCTGAGGAACGCCGCGCTTCGCAAGGAGCTTCTGCCGCGAGGCGAAGTCAACCGCGCCGTCGTCACGGCCTTCACCATCGTGCGAGATCGGCTGACCGCCTTGCCGGCGCGGCTGGCCGGGCCGCTCGCCCGCCTGACCGATGCGGAGGAGGTGCGCGGCCGGCTGGCGGAGAGCATCGCCGCCGTCCTGGGCGAACTGGCTGAGGAGAGAGTTGTCGCCGCCACGGAGGGCACTGCCGATGACGATTGAACTCCCCGTGTCGCCGCGCATGGCGCAGACCGCCACCGGATGGTTCGCCGCACTCCGCCCGCCGGCGCGCCTGTCCCTCTCGGAATGGGCGAAGCGGCACGCCCGGCTCTACGACGGTTCGTCATTCGTGCCCTACGCCTACCAGCGCGAAATTCTGGATGCGATGACCGATCCGGCGGTGCACCAGATCACTTTGATGAAAAGCGCAAGAACTGGTTACACGCAGATGCTGTCTGCCGCGCTCGGGTACTTCATCGCGCATCGTCCTTCGAAAATTATGGTGGTGCAGCCGACTACTGAGGATGCCGAGGATTATTCGAAAGACGTCATCGACCCCTTGCACGAATGGCCGGTGCTGACCGGGCTGCTGTCCGAGGTGGGGGCCAAGAAGAAGGGCAACACCATCAAGCGCAAGGCGTTCCCCGGCGGATCTTTGCGCATCACCGGCGCGAACAGCCCGCGCGCCTTCCGACGCATCGACCTCGACGTGCTGCTGTTCGATGAGGTGGACGGATACCCCCCGGTGGCCGGCAAAGAGGGTGACCAGATCGCGCTGGGCCTGAAGCGACTGACGCAGTCCCTCCACCCGCTCGCCGTGCTCGGCAGCACGCCGCTACTCGACGGGGAATCGAAGATCGCCGAGGCCTTCGCCGCCGGCACGATGGAGTACTTCTGCGTCCCTTGCCCCCGCTGCGGCGAGCGCCAGGCCCTGCGCTGGGGCGACGGGACCGGGGCCGGGATGCGCTGGCGCGACAACGACCCGGAGACGGCGCACTACGTCTGCGTTCACGGCTGCCCCATCGACGAATCGTTCAAGGGCGACATGATCGAGGCCGGCCGGTGGGTGGCAGAGTCGCCCTTCAAGGGCCACCGCTCATTTCACATCTGGTCTGCCTACTGCCCGCTGCCCGGCGCCGCTTGGCCGAAGCTGGTAGCCGAATTCCTGGCCGCTCGGAAGGACCGAGAGAAGTTGCAAGTCTGGACGAACACCGTGCTTGGCGAGTGCTGGGTTGACCGCGGAGAGGCCCCGGACTGGCGGCGGCTCTACGACCGACGCGAGCCGTGGGAGCCCGGCACGGTCCCGGCCGGCGGGTTGTTCCTCACCGCCGGTGTCGACGTTCAGCGCGACCGCATCGAGGTGTCCGTTTGGGCTTGGGGCCGAGGCAAGGAGAGCTGGCTCATTGACCATCGGGTGCTGATGGGCGACCCGTTCGAGGCCGCGGTGTGGCGCCTCCTTTCCGCCATGCTGGCGGAGACCTTCCGGCATGAGGGCGGCGCGGCCATGCCCATCGTCATGGCGGCTGTCGACGCTGGCGACGGCGTGACCATGGAGGCGGTGAAGGCATGGGTGAGGACCGCCGGCCCGCGGGTGATGGCGATCAAGGGCAGTTCGCTGGCGCTGGCGCCGGTGCTGGGGCAACCGTCGACCGCCGACATCAACCACCGGGGCAAGCGGATTGCCAACGGCGTGAAGCTCTGGCCCGTCGGCACCGCCGCGGCGAAGTCGGAATTCTATGGGTGGTTGCGGCTGCCTCGCCCGTCCATCGAGAGCGGCGAGGCGTTCCCACCGGGTTATGTGCACCTGCCGCAGCACATCGGCGAAGAAACGGTGAAGCAGCTGGTGGCCGAACACCGCGTCACGCGCGGTGGAAAGGGCCGCCCGCGGGTCACGTCCTGGGAGAGGCTGCGCGACCGCAACGAAGCCCTCGATTGTCGGAACTACGCCCGCGCCGCGGCGGCCCGGGAAGGACTGGACCGGCTGACGGATGCCGACTGGAGCGAGCTGGAACGCACCCTTGGCGCTGGCGCCCGAGACAAGTCCAAAGACCAGCTGGAAGCCGCTGCCCCGCGTCGTGCGATCCGGTCAAGTTACATCTGGGGTGGGACGTAGTTCATTGACCAAAGGACCGTGGTCCTGTAAAACAAGCATTACCACCAATTTGGAATGGTGTGATGCTTTTATTCCTGAAACGTGCACTGCCCAGCTTCTTCCGGCGCCGCTCCCTTGATGCAGCGGGCGGTGGCCGGCGGCTTGCCGGTGCGCGCACGATCGGGAACCTGAACAGCGAGATCCTCGGCACGGCGAGCCTCATTCAGAACCGCGCGGCCTATCTCGCGCGCAACAACGCGCACATCACGTCCGCCGTCAACGCCCTGGTGACCAACATCGTGGGGCCGGGAATCAAGCCATCGTCGCAGCACCCGAACGCCGGTGTGCGCGGCTATCTGCATGAGCTGTGGGCGCGCTGGATCGATGAGTGCGACGTCGACGGCGCGGGCGACTTCTACGCCGCTCAAGCGCTCATGGTGCGCCAGATGGTGGAGGCGGGGGAGAGCTTCGCCCGCTTCGTGATGCCGGTGGGGTTCTCCCGCAGCGGCATCCCCTTCCAAGTGCAGGTGCTGCACCCCTCCCAAGTCCCCATGGAGACGGTGGCCGGGCTCGTTGACCGCAACGTGCGCGGCGGCATCGAGTTCAGCGCCGACGGTCGCCGCGTCGCCTTCCACGTCCTGCCCTTCCGGCCGAACGACCCGCAGTCGCCCGTGGTGGGGAACCTGTGGAACCCGATCCGGCTTTCCGCGTCGGAGGTGGTGCACTTGTTCAACCCGGTCGAGCCGGGCCAGCTCCGGGGCTTGTCGTGGCTCGCGCCGGTGCTTCTGCCAGTGCACGAGCTGGACCAACTCCAAGACGCCGCCCTGGTGCGCGCGAAGCTAGCGAATCTGATTTGCGCCGCGATGGTGGATCCGAACGGCGACGTCGGCCGGCTGCCGGGTGAGCAGAAGGACGCCGGGATACTGGACGTCGGGTTGGAGCCGGGCACCATCCTCCCGTTGAAGCCGGGGGCGTCGCTGGAGTTCTTCGACCCGAAGGAGTCGCAGCACTACGGCGAGTTCATCAAGAGCCACCTGCAGGCCATCGCCGCCGGCCTTGGCGTACCGTATGAGCTGCTGACCGGGGACCTGTCCAGCGTCAACTACAGCTCGATCCGCGCCGGGCTCGTGGAGTTCCGAAAGCGGTTGGAACACTGGCAGTTCAACGTGGTGGTTCACCGGCTGTGCCGCCCGGTGTGGGATCGCTTCGTGATGGCCGTGGTGCTGGCCGGCTACATCGACCCGCTGGCCTACGAGGCTGACCCGGCGGCGTTCCACCGCGTCGAATGGCTGCCGCCCAAGCCCATGTGGGTGGACCCGCTGAAGGACGTGCAGGCGGAAGCGCTCGCCGTCGCGGCCGGCTTCAAGAGCCGCACGCAGGTGATCACCGGCCTTGGCTACGACCCGGAGCAGGTGGACCGGGAGCTTGCTGCGGATGCCCAGCGGGCGGAGCGCCTGCACCTGACCATCACGCCGCCCGCACTCCCGGCGCCCGCCGCGCCTGCTGAGGATGCCCCCGCCCATGCCTGAGACTCGGACCCGCGCCCTTGGCGGCGCCACGCCTTCCACGCTGAACCTGGAGGCCCGCACGGTCGACGTTGTGGCGCTGTCCGGCTACGCCCCAGCCGTGCGGCCCGGTCCCGCTCCGGACGGCGCCAACGAAGCGTGGATCGAGGAACTGGACGCGGCCGGCGCGGACCTGTCGCGACTCGTCGGCGGCCCGGTGCTGAAAGATCACCGCCCGACCACGGACAACGCCGTGGGCGTGGTGGACACGGCCCGCCTCGATGGTGGGGCCGGCGGGCGCATCCTCGCCACCGTCCGGTTCGCCGTCAAGCCGGCGGCCGATGAGCTGATGGGCGACGTGGGCGGTGGCATCGTCCGCGGCGTCTCGCTCGGCTACCGCGTGACCAAGTGGCAGGTGGCGGGCCGGCGCGATGGGTTGCGCGTCTTCCGCGCCGTGACCTGGGAACCTTACGAGCTGAGTTTTACCCCTCTGCCGGTGGATGCCGGCGCCACCGTTAGGAGCATAACCATGCCGGACTTCAAGCCCTGTGAAAAGTGCAGCACCCCGAACGGGTGCCAGAAGCTGGGCGGCTGCGTCCAGGACGCCGATGCCGGTTCCGGGGACACCCCGGCCGGCGGCGCGGCGGACACCACCACCGCCACCGACGGCGCGCGTGCGCAGGCGAACGCCGAGATCCGTTCCATCGCCCGCGTCGCCAATCTCTCCGCCAGCTTCGCGGACGGCCTGATCGACCGCGGCGCCACCGTCGAGGAAGCCCGCGCCGCGGCCTTCAACGAGCTGAGCCGGCGCGGCGGCGGCGTGATCGTCACCGCCGGGCCGGTCCAGATGGGCACCGACCACACGGACCCGACCGAGCGGCGCCGCGCGATGGCCGGTGCGCTGGCCGCGAAGCTCGCGCCGGGGCTGGTGAAGCCCGAGGGCCGCGACCGCGAGTTCATGGGCTACCGCGCGCTGGACATGGTGGCCGACCTCGCCACCGCCCGCGGCGACCGCTTCAACCGCTTCGACCAGAACGCCCTGCTGGAACGCGCGATCGGCGCCCACTCCACGGGCGACTTTCCTGCGCTGCTGGCGGACGCCGGCAACAAGATCCTGCTGGCGCAGTACGGCATGGCCGCGCCGACCTACCGGAAGTGGGCCGCGCGGCGCTCGTTCACTGACTTCAAACCGCACAAGTTCCTCCGCCTGGGCGATTTCCCGAGCTTCAAGAAGCTGTCCGAGAATGGCGAGCTACGGTACGGGACGATGAGCGAGAACCGCGAGCTGGTGACGGCGGACGAGTACGCCACGGGCATCGTCATCGGCCGCAAAGCTTTGATCAACGACGATCTTTCGTCGCTGTCCGACTTCTCCTCGATGATCGCGCTCCGGGCCGCGGCGGATGAGAACCGCATGGCCTATGGCGTTCTGACCTCGAACCCGACCATGAGCGACGGCAAGGCGATGTTCCACGCCGGGCACGCCAACCTTGCCGCATCCGGCTCCGCCATCTCCGTGGCGAGCGTCGGCGCCGCGGTGGCCGCGTTGCGCAAGCAGAAGTCCCTGGACGGCATCCCGCTCAACCTGGTGGCCGTCTTCCTGGTGGTGGGGCCGGACAAGGAGTTGGAGGCGAAGCAGGTGGTGGCGAGCATCACCCCGACCAAGGCCGGCGACGCCAATCCGTGGGCCGGCAACCTCGAAGTCGTGGTGGACGCCAACATCACCGGGAACGGCTGGTACGTCATGGCGGACGGCGCCATGTGCCCCTGTATCGTCTATGGCTACGTCTCAGGTGGTGAAGGGCCGCAGATCCTGAGCGAGCGCGACTTCGACACGCAGAGCGTCAAGGTCCGCGCCGGGCTCGACTTCGGCAACGGCGTCATCGACTTCCGTGGCGCCTACTACAACCCCGGCAACTGACCATGGCGACGTTGGCGGATCTTCAGACCTGGAAAGGCGCGCTGCAAAAGGCGCGCTATTCCGGCACGCGGCGAGTGGAAATCGGCAACTCCATCATCGAATACAAGAGCGATGCGGAAATGGACGCCGCCCTTGCCGCCCTGGACCGGGACATTGCCGCCGCGTCGTCTTCTCAACCCGTGCGGCTGATCCGCATTTCGTCATCGAAAGGGTTATGACCCATGAAGAACTTCATCCAGTCCGGTGATCTGATCGAAGCGACCGCGCCGGCCGGCGGCGTCACCAGCGGCGACGGCGTGATGATCGGCAACCTGTTCGGCGTGGCCGGCGGCACGGCTGCCGAGGGCTACGCCTTCACCCTCGCGACCAAGGGCGTCTATGAACTGCCCAAGCGCAGCACGGCGACTTTCACCAGCGGCGGCGTGGTGAGCTGGGACGTGTCGCTCAAGCACTGCGACGCGCCGGGCTCCGGGCTCTATCCGATCGGTGCCGCGACCGAGGCGGCCGGCAACGGCACGACCACGGTCAAGGTGCGCCTGGACGGTGTGTCGACCACCGCCGCGTAACGGGGTGGGGCGTACGGACATGCGCCCCTTCGCGCCGCTTCTGCCCGGTGCGACGGTCCAGCGGTGGGTGACCGTAACAACGACCGCAGCCGGCGACGCGCTCTCCTTGCGGCGTGCGCCGGCCCTTCTCAACCAAGGTGAGCCATGCTGACTGCCGAAGACATCGGAGCGACGATCCGGGACACGCTGGGCAGCTTCGCTGAGGCGGCCACCTACCGGGTGAACAGCACCTTCACCGTCCGCGCCGCGGCACTCACACCGGCCGGCTCAACGACGATCACCTTCGGCAACCTGCCCGCCGGCTTCACGGGCGCCCTGGCTGGTGACACCTTCGTGGTTGGGGCCGGCACCTACACCGTTGCTGCGCCTGTCACCCCGTCCGGCGGCTTCGTCACCGTGACCTTCGCCCCGGCGCTGGCGGTGCAGGTGGCGAGCGCGACGCAAGTAGTGCTGAGCCGGGCGACCGACTATCCGGTGCGGGTGCTGATGGAGCAAGTTGACGGCTACATGATCCAGGTGGGTCTTTATGCCGGTGGGGACTACCGATTCACCGTGTTCGGCCTTCCCATCGAGCCGTCCGGCTCCGGCGCGCACAAGGTGGTGTGGCGCGGGAAGACGCTGAGCGTCCAGGCGGAGATTTCCCGCGACAGCACCGGCGCCGCGTGGATCGTGCGGGCAAAATGACGGACGACGCCGACACCACCACCGTCGAATTCGAGCTGATTGAGGTGCAGCGGATCGACCGCGGCCCGATCATCGCGACCGCCCACGTGTGCGTGATCCTGGACGGCGTGGAGGTGGTAGTGCAGGGCCTGACGGTGCGCCGCTGCAAGGACGGCACCGCCGACGTCAGCGCCCCGGTCTATCGCTGCCCGCGGACCGGGTCATGGTTGCCGGCTGTGGTGCTGCCGCAAAAGCTTCTGGACGCCATCGCCTTGGAGGTGCTCCACGCCGCCACGGGCTACCGGGCGCAGCTGGTCCCCTGACCTGAGCACATTGTCTTACACCTGTAAGACACACGGCGTAGCCGTCTGTAACACACGCTGTAAGACAGGCTGTACACACTCGCACGTGGCGTGTACACAGGGTGTGTACGGTGTAAGACAGGCCCGCCATGGCAACCCCCACCATCACCATCCGCCTCGCCCCCGAGCATCACGCCTTGGTCAAGGAGATCGCCGCCCGGCTGAAGTCGGACGCGGCCCTTGCCGGCCGGCTGCGCGCGGCCTTGCAGCCTGAGGGGCCGGGCGCGCCGGAACCTGTCTTACAGCCTGTAGTACAGCCCAGCGCCCCCGCTCCTGCCCTGGCCGCACTGCCGGACGTGCTGGCGCGCCTGGACGCGTTGGAGGCGGCCGTCGCCAAGCTGACGCCTCGGAAGGGCCGCCCGCCCATGTCGGTGGAACAGCGCGAGCGCGCCAAGCGATTCGCCGCGGATATGCGGGCCTTCGCTGAGGCGGAGGGCTGCACCGTCGCCGCCCTGGCGGATCGGCTCGGGGCGTTGGGCGTCAAGCGCGACTACCTGATCCGCTACCTACGAGGCGAGCGGGTGTGCTCGCCGACGAAGGACGCGAGGATCCGGGAGCTGTTGGGATTGTCGGGCGGGGGTGCGTAACGCGTTACAGGCGGCGCGTAACGCGGAATTCGGCCCGGCGAGCCCATGGTGATTCCCATAGACCGCTGCGGCCTTGACGGCTCACCGGGATTTCCCGGTGAGCGGCGCCAGCGCCGCGTCGGAAGACCGCTGACGGGTGACGTCGGGATCCGCTATCGCTGCCGCCGTTGTAGGTGGTCGTCCGCAGGGGGCCACCTAGGCGCCCGACTCACGCAACAAGGCCAGCGCCTCCAGGTACTCCTTGCTCGGCCGGAACTGCTTCTTCGGGCGCGGTGCTGGCGCTGGCAGGCTTGGCGCGATCCGATTGCGTTCACGGTACGCCTCGATGGACGCGGCGAAGATCCGCACACCGCGCTTGCCCAGCGTGTGCCCCTCCAACTCGCCGGCCCTTAGCAGCTTCCGCACTTGGCTTTCGTCGGCGTCCAGGATGGCCGCAGCCGTGGAGACGCGCACCGACCGCTCCAGACCGTGGAGCAATTCGTCGTACGCCGGATCGCGGTCAAGGTGCGATCGGGTGGCGCGCGGTTGGTTGGAAGCCCTCGTCATGCTGGCTTCCGCAGCCGCATCCCCGGCCCGCCATCGCCCTGGTAGGGGCCGGCGGGGATGAACTCGACGCTGGTCACCACCTGCTTAACGCCGCGAGCGTGATCAAGTCGAAATCCCTCATGTCGACACTGTCCGGGACCGGGATCATCGCCAGCACGAGCGCCGCACAGAGGATGAGCACGGCTACCGTCTCCAGACCTCGCGTGGCCTCACCTGGGGAGCTCATTTCCCGTCCTTTCCCAGATAGCCGCGCTCGCGGAGGTACTCGACCAGCACCTTTTCCAGCAAGGACGCCACCGTGCGGTGGTCGTCAGCCGCAGCCTTCTCGGCTGCCTCCTTGATGCTCGGCTCTACGCGAACGCCGATTGCAGCAGTACGGGCCAT